CAGCTCAGGCCCTTCAAGATCAATGGGCTGTAAAACAAGCTGCAATTGATGGTGCAATTTATAATATTAAAATTACTGCAGGCGGTACGGGCTACGCTGCTTCGGATAACTTTACTGTTACTATTAATGGAGACGGTACAGGTGCAACTGTAGCTGATGCAAATGTTATTGTAGCAGGTGGAGTTATTACAAATGTTCTTATAAGTAATCCAGGTTCTGGATATACTAAAGCAAAGGTAACAATTGCTTCTGACGGTTCTGGTTCTGGTGCAACAGCCCGAGCAATCTTAGGTCCTAGAAACGGATTTGGATATGATCCTCGCCAAGATCTTCGTGCGCATTATATCACTATTAACCAATCATTAACAGGTGATGAGAACGATACATTTATTACTGGAAATGAATTCCGTCAGTTAGGTTTGGTTCGTAATCCATTTAACTATGGAACAACTACAGTGGCATCTGCCGGTTCATTGCGAGCAACATATAGCTTGACACTATCAGGTCCTCCTGCAGCTGGTGAATTTACAAATGACTCAGTAATTGTTGGTAGCTCTACTGGAGCAAAAGGTATCATTGATGACTATGATGCAACAAATGGCATTTTATATTACCATCAAGATGAAACTTCAGGGTTTACTGCATTTACTACAAGCGATAACGTTAAAATCGATGGTACTAGTAATACTGCACGAAATGTAACTGCTGTAGGTAACCCCGGTGTAGAACACGATTCAGGAGAAGTTGTCTTCCTCGAAAATCGTACTGCGGTTAATAGAGCTGATGACCAAATCGAAACAGTAAAACTAGTACTTGAATTCTAAGGAAAAATAATAATGGCAATTAAGTTTAACGTAGATCCATACTACGATGATTTCCAACAGGCAGGAGCTGATACTCTTACGCCTCAGGAAAAATATCATAAAGTACTCTTTCGTCCAGGGATTGCTGTACAGGCCCGGGAGCTAACACAGCTCCAGTCAATACTGCAAAATCAGGTTACACAGTTTGGTAACCATATGTTCAAAGAGGGTTCACTTGTAATTCCTGGTGGTAACGCATATAATAACTATGCGGACTATGTTAAACTATCTGCAGTATCTACCGCAGTTACTGATAGTATGGTCGGAAAGCATTTTAAAAATGCTGATGGATTACGTGCTAAAGTTATTGCTGCAGTCGCTGCAACCGGATCAGATCCTGATACGCTTTATGTTGTTTATCAAAATTCAAATGGGGCAACTAATACCGATAAAACATTTTCTGCTTCAGACTCTCTTACAGAGCAAGTATGGAATAATACGTCATCTTCATATGATGATGGCACAATAACTGCAACAGTCGGAACAACTACTCCTACTGGTTATGGCGCATTAGTTCAAGTTGAAGAAGGTATTTACTTTATCAGAGGCCACTTTGTTGTCGTTAAAGGCTCAACATTACTCCTTTCTAAGTATACTAATAACGTATCATTTGATGTAGGTTTAGAAATTACTGAAGCAGTAACAACTTCAGCAGAAGATTCTACACTAAACGATAATGCAACAGGAACACCTAACTATGCTGCTCCTGGTGCACATCGATATTCAATCAAAACAGAATTAAAAACTCAAGCTAACTTTGCTTCTACTATTGATAACTTCTTACTACTACTTCGTGTCGTTAACGGCAAGATTCAAAAGCAAGTACGTGAATCCGATTATAACGTAATCGAGGATACACTAGCTCGCCGTACATTTGATGAATCAGGTGATTATACAGTACGACCTTTTAAAGTTTCAATGAAAGAAGATACTGATGTAAATACTCCAGGAGATGCAACCAAATTAGTTGCTGCCATTGAGCCATCAAAAGCTTATGTTCGTGGTTACGAAATTGAAACGCTATCTACCACAAATCTTTCAGTAAATAAATCTCGTGAAGCGGCATTGTTTGAAGGTGCTTCTGTATCTTCTGTTATTGGTAATTTTGTAAGACTAACTGCTTCTACAGTAACCGGTCTTCCTGATACTACAACATTCGGACAAGTTAATCTTAAGTCTGCAGCTTCAGGCGGCGGGTCTACTATTGGTTTTGCCCGCGTACGCAGTATTGAAAAAGATGGAACTGATTTTAAAGTATACCTTTTCGATATTGAGATGAATGCTTCACAATCATTTACTGCTGTCCAATCTATTCAATCTTCTGGATTTAGTGGTAATGTTACTCTTGTAAATTCTAAAGCAGTTCTTAATGAGCCATCTAGAAATACCATGGTATTTGCCTTACCGTTCAACCGTGTTAAAACATGCGATGATGGTACTGGCGATTTTAACTATGTGTATTTTTCAAATAAAAAGTTTGGTGCAGATACGGTATCTGCTGGGGAAGCTACATTTACTACGTCAGGATCTACTGAATTATTCGAACCATTCGATACAGACAACTGGATCCTTGCTGTTACTTCTGGATCATCTGCTGGCACGATTGTTACCTTAGGCTCAGGAGATATCTCTATCTCAGGTAATAGCCAGTCAGTTGATATTTCAGGTTTAACATCATATAATGGTGAGTCAGTAGAATTAATTGCTGGCGTAAAGAAAACCCTTGATCATGATTCTAAATCATTAACAAGTAACGGTTCTCAAAATATTCATCAGGTAGCATTTACTAACCAAGCAACAATTGAAGCAGGTGATTTACAACTAGGTAAGGCTGATGGATATCGTCTACTAGCTGTTTATATGTCAGCTGATTTTAGTACCGATGCTGCTGATACAGATACAGATGTAAAAGAATATTATGACTTTGACAATGGTCAAAAAGATAACTTCTACGGCATCTCAAAGATTACTATTAAACCTGAAACAAACTTTGTTCCTACTGGACGTCTACTTATTAAGTATGAATTCTTTACTCACGATGGTACGGGCGACTTCTTCTCAGTTGATTCATATTCTGGTTTGACAGATGATGATGGCAATACAGTAACATATGAGGATATTCCATCTTATACGGTTAAATCAACTGGTGAAGTTGTAGAACTTCGTTCTGCTATTGACTTCCGACCAAGAGTATCAGATGCTGGTAATAACTTTAGTGGTACAGGAGCTGTTACTAAACTTGTGCCAGAGCCTGCGACTACATTTACAACAGATATACAATACTATCTGAATCGTAAGGATAAAGTATTCTTAGATAAGAACGGTGAATTTGGAGTTGTCGAAGGTGTATCAGGTCTAAACCCTGAATTGCCAGACGATCCGAAAGATGCAATGGTTCTTTATCATCTATTAGTACCAGCTTATACTCTTACTCCTGATGAAGTACAAATTACTATTCTTGATAATAAGCGCTATACAATGCGTGATATTGGTAAGATTGAACGTCGAGTTAATACTCTAGAATATTATACATCTCTTTCATTCCTTGAAAAAGAAGCATCAGGCCGTCAAATTGTTGACTCAACTGGTGCATTGCAGCGCTTTAAGAACGGATTTGTTGTAGACTCATTTAAGTCTTATAATGTTGCCGATGTAAAATCGCCTGATTATAGAGCAGCCATTGATCCTGATGACGGCATTCTACGTCCGCAGTTTGTTCAAGAAGCAACGCGTTTACGTTATGATGCAAGTAGTTCTTCTGGCATACAAAAAACTGGAGACTTAGTTACATTACCATATAGTAATGCCGATTTAGTTAATCAGCCACAGGCATCGTCTCTTATTAATGTTAACCCATATGATGTATTTACATGGCAGGGTTCTGTAGATCTTTCACCATCATCTGATGAGTGGAGAGATACTCGACGCCGCCCCAGTGTTACAATTGATAATGCTGGCGTTTCGGAAGCCATGCTCCAACAAATTAATGAAACAACTTCATTTGGTACTGTATGGAATAACTGGCAGACACAATGGACAGGTACTCAGACTCAAACAGGAAACTGGATACAGACACGAGAACAGAGTCGCGGAGGTGGCGGTGGTTTGCGTCAATTTAGAACAATTACTTCTACTACAACAGAAAATCAAACACGTGTAGGAACAACTACAGCATTGGCATGGTCAACTCAAGTTGAATCACAGGGTGATAGAGTAGTATCTATCGATATTGCTCCATTCATTCGGTCTCGACAAATTTCATTTAGTGCAACTCGAATGAAACCAAATACTCAAGTGTATGCTTTCTTTGATGGTGTTAATGTCGCTGACTTTGTTAAAGAAGAAGCTTATACGCTTTGGTCAGATAATAATACAAGCGTGGTTACTGGATTAAATAATATTACATCGCATCCTGGTACTGCTGGAGCTCTAATCACTGATGGTACCGGTAAAGTAACAGGATCGTTCTTTATTCCTAACCATGCAGCTAGGCGCTTTAATACAGGGTCTCGAGTATTTAGACTTACAGATTCTGCGACTAACGCAAATAATAATACGACAGAAGCACAAGCAACATATACTGCAAGAGGCTTAATCGATAATGTTGAAGAAGTATTCTTATCAACTAGAATACCACGCGTTGAACAATCAAATGTAACTGGTAATAGAATCATTACAAATACACGTACACGTACGCAAGAAGGTTGGTGGGATCCACTAGCTCAATCATTCTTGATCGACGAAGTAGGTGGAGCTTATATTACTCAAGCTGATATCTTCTTCGGTGAAAAAGATGATAATATTCCTGTCACTGTTCAGATTCGCGAAATGACAAATGGTTTCCCATCACCTCGGATTGCTCCTTTTGGTGAAGTAGTTAAAGATGCTGCAGATGTAGTAACATCTGCGACAGGTGCTACAGCAACATCGTTTGTATTTGAATCCCCGGTATTCTTACAAGAGAACGTGGAATACTGTATTGTTGTTCTTGCTAATACAAATAAGTATAAAGTATGGCACGCTGTAATGGGAGAAGATGATACTTCTGGTGTTAAGATCAATAAACAGCCATATGCTGGTGTTATGTTTAAGTCTCAAAACGCTTCTACATGGACAGCTGATCAAAACGCAGATCTTAAGTTTAAGATTCATCGCGCTAACTTTACTACTGGAGCGACTGCTAATTTGGTTCTTAAGAATGATGAGCCAGAAAAAGTACAGCTTAGATATGATGCACTACGCATGACATCAGGGTCTAATCAGGTTAGAGTATACCATGATGACCATGGATTCTTTAAACATGCAACAGTTAATTCGAGTGTAACTATCTCAGGGGTACCAACAGGAACAACTATTCACGGGATTCCAGCTGCAGAATTAAATGCAACACATGTTGTAGATAATGTAGAGCAAGACTCTTATACAATTACAGTATCAACCAATGCTGCAACAACAGGTATTGGTGGTGCAGGAACAGTTGTCGCAACTGATAACCGGGCATTCCAAGCATTCCAAGCGAATATACAACAGGTACTTGTAAGTAATACAAATATTACTTGGTCTGCAAAGACATCATCTGGTTTAGGACTTACTGAAACAGCACGTACTCCATACGTATTAGATACCGCGTTTAGTCCAATCATTCCAAATGAAACCATGTATACTGATACTACTAGAGTAATTGCTACTAGCGATAATAAAAGTTCTCCTACAATGTTTGTAAGAGGAGCGTTTACGTCTACTAGGGCTAATTTATCCCCGGCAGTTGATCTAGAACGTGCAACAGTATTTACTATCGGTAACCGTATTGATCGACCAGCTGGATCAGCAACTGCTGGATTTAATGTGGTCGCTGATTATGTAGCAGAAAACACAGCTAATACTGGTTCGGCATTAGCTAAGTACGTGACAAAAACAGTATTGCTTGATGAAGCTTCGTCAACTCTTAAAGTGTTTATTGACGTTGCAAAACCTAATAATACTGAGTTTGATGTTTACTATAAATCTGCTGAAGATGAAACGGCCATCGAAGCTACATCTTGGACCCTTGCTTCTCCTAATAGTCCTATTCCAGTAAGTGATGTAGAAGAGTTTAAAGAGGTAGAATGGTCAATTGATCCAAGTGAAGATTTTAAAGCTTTTGCACTTAAGATCGTTATGAAATCAGAAAACCCGGCCTTTGTACCACAGGGGCAAGCACTCAGAGCGATAGCACTTGTATAATGAGTAAGCAAATACATATACCTGTAGAAGGGAATCCTGGATTATACCGGGATTCTCGCTCTGGTGCTATTATAAATAAGAATAGATCTGCTGCGCAGCAAGCACGGGAGGCCAGACAAAGGTTTCTCGAAAAAGAAAATAAAATAGAAGAGTTACAATCCGAGGTGCAAGAAATAAAAGGCATCTTGAAACAACTATTAGAGAGAATGTAAATGGCCATTGTTAATATTCAAAACACTAATACGTTCGACGAATGGCGTATTAAAACCAACGAGATTGGTGCCCAACTCGGAGATGTAAGTGGATCAGGTATTACAAATAGTGCCACTACAACATTCGCTGGATTAACTGGAATTAATGCTAATGACTTTGTAGGAACAGCTGCAACCTTTACGGTTTCGAACGTTGCTGGAACTTATACTGTTGCTATTACTCAAGCAGGAACGGGTTATGCCGACAGCGATACTATCCTAATTAAAGGATCATTGATCGGCGGTGTAGATGGTACAAACGATGCTACTATTACGGTTACTGGCCAAACCGGTGGTAATATTGATACTGCTACAATTGCAGGTACTGCTTCTCCAGGCCTTGCATCTGAGTTTAAATTAGTTCAAGAATATGTGGATCCTACACAAACCTTAAATACTACAGCTACTACTCTTGCCGATGCTATTAACGAGCATGAAGCAGACCTTGGTACAATGTCTCTTACGACAACCGGTACTAATGTAACTGCAGCTATTAATGAGCTTGATGCTAAACAAGGCGGTGATGCACTAGATACTGCATCATCTACTCTAACAGGTGCCATTAATGAGCATGAATCTGACATTGGTAACATGTCACTTAATACAACTGCAAACGATTTAACTGCAGCCATTAATGAAATTAAAGTTACTGCTGATGACGCACAGACCGAAATCGGCGGTGATATGGCAGATGATTATGACGGTGCTGACACAACAGTCATTTCTGCGTTAAACAATCTATTTGCTGCAAGTAGTGTGTCAACACTAAATGCCGAATACTTACGTAGAGATGGTGTAGGTGATCTTACTGGATTAGTAACTTTAGATGACTTAGGTATCTCTTCTGGTTCAGATAATATGCTTATTAAAACAGGTGCATCTGATGTAACTCGAATAACAGTAAGTGCTGCTAATGGTAACGTTGGTGTAGGTAAAGCACCTGGTACATATAAGTTTGACGTACAAGGTTCTGCTAATGCAACTACTCTACGATATAGCGGTGAAGATACTGATACTCGTTACTTGCGTGCAGGCGGTGGAGCCGGCGGTGTTACAGCTATTACTGTTGGACTAGATCTTCAGGGTGCAAATGAAATATCTGGTGATCTTACAATTGGATCTGAGTTAGTATTTGATGCTGATGGATATACATTCTCTGAATGGTCTCAAGACCTTGTAGGTGCAATGTTTACTGGTAACACAGAATCTGGTGGTATTGGTGCAGTCTATGATGACTCTACCGGCAAGATCACAATGACTATTGCTAATAACGCTCACTCTCATACAACAGGAAATATTACTGGACTTCAAGAATTTATTGAAGATACTGCCGGAGCAATGTTCTCTGGTAACACTGAATCAGGTATTAGCGTAACATATCAAGATGGCGATGGAACAGTTGACTTTAATGTTAATGACCCAACTATCACTTTAACTGGTGGTACCACTGGTTCTGCTACCATGACTAATCTCGGTGATGTTAGTATCGCTACTACACTAAGTAGTGAAGCGGTGCAAGATATTGTTGGTGCCATGGTAACCGGTAATACTGAAACAGGTTTATCTGTGACATATCAGGACGATGACGGAACACTAGACTTTGCTCTTACTGCTGACCCGGTAATTACATTAAGTGGAGACGTTACTGGTTCTGCTACTATGTCAAACCTTGGTAACGTTACTATTACTACAACGGTTGCAGATGACTCTCATAATCACACAGTTTCTAATATCGATAACTTTACAGAGAATGTACAAGATATTGTTGGAGGTATGGTTAATCCTACTAATACTGAATCTGGTATTAATGTAACATATGATGATAATAATGGCAAACTAAACTTTGATGTTAACGATCCTACAATTACACTAACAGGTGATGTTACTGGTACTGCCACTATGAGCAACTTAGGTTCAATCAGTATTGCTACTACAGTTGCAACTGCTCCTACATTAAATGTGTATGATGTTAACGGAACACAGCTGTACCCATAAAATTATAGGATATCATTGTGGCTAGACCATTTAAATTCGATACAAGTACAAATCCTGATAGTATTAAGGAGATGACAGATTCAGAAATGGATTGGATCGCTCATCGCATACTCACCCAATTTGCATCATCTAATAGCGGTAGATGCCGTGTACGGGTTAATACTGGAGCAGGTACAAGTATTGGTTCGTTTATTGATACAGCAAGACCTAATACCGTTGGATCTCATCCAGTAGGAACAAGTATTAATAGTACTTCTTATACTTTTTATCAAGAATTAAGTGGATCAGAATCTGAATCTACTAAAAAGCCTTTAGTATTTGATACAACGTTGGACGGATTACAAGAAGCAAGTAATGCAAGAATTGCAGCAGATATTAATAGGCGTACATTCGAAATAATGTCAGCAAGTGGATTAGGTAGTTATAGGTTACAAACTAGCGCTCCAGCAGGAGGTACTTGGTCTAATATAGCAACCATAACCGATACTTCTCAGACAGGTAATGCTACAACAAAATTATGGAGAAAGACTGCTGAATCTTCACCTAGTGCTGTTCGTCCATTAGTGTTCGACAGTGGTTTAGATGGAATTAGGCAAATGTCTGATGCACAAAGTGATACGCTTGTTGCACAATATATTAACTGGATGTTATCTACCGGTAAAGGATATTATAAGGCACAATCTTCTGCTCCGACAGGAGGAGGTACTTGGGTTCAAATGGGGGATCCATTTACAGATACTCGTCAGCAAAGAGGCAATGTAAATTACGCCGGTAATTATACTGGATCTTATACACAAAATTATACAGGTTATTATACACAAAATTTTGCTCAGGGATATAGTGGAACGTATAGTGCAAACTACGCTTTAACTTATGCCGGACGAGTTGCTGGTTATTATACCGGCTATTTTACAGGAACATACACAGCATATTTTTCTCAAGCTTATGCTGGAACCTATACCGGATCATTTTCTGGAACCTATACTGGTTATTACGCAGGTGCAACAGTGCTAAATACAAAAGAAAATGTCTCAACAATTAAACTATGGCTAAGGACTGCTTAAATGGAAATAGTATCAAAAACATATGATCAGCCAGTATGGGGAGACAATGCAAAGTCCCATATCCTGGTCAATATTAAAACCGAAATGGAAGATGGACAAATTATGATTCAATCAGCTGCGGTTACTCGTGATGAGAGTAACCCTGATTGGACTGCCATCGTTAAAGAGCATGGAGAAGACGGTATTCAAGCCAATACTGAAGTCATGCTTGAAGAATCAAAAGAAAATATTGTAGAGCAAGCAGCTGCACAAAAAGAGCAGCAACAAACTCAAAAAGAACGTACCGCACAAGAACGTTTATTTGATGCAAAGCTTGCTATCTTTGAAATCGAAGATATTAAAAATTCTAAGAATAGAAAGATTAAATCTAAGATTCGTAAAGCTCCAACTGAAATTGAAGCAATGGCTTATGCTACTGCACTTTTATTGAATGTAATTAATGAAACAGAAGAAACCTAATAACGGTTATTTAATTGTAGCGACTCAGTCTAAATACTATTATCAAAGCGCAATATTTTTAGCTGAGTCAATATTAGATTATTATCCAAATGCAAAGATAGCTCTATTCACCGAAGAAGAGTTATTCGAAGAAGTACATGGTTACTTATTTGACTACATAAATGTAGAAACCCCATCTCATATACGTGGAAAGCTGTGGGCTTTACCAAGAACTCCCTATGACAATACGATGTACATCGATGCTGACTGCGAAGTCAGGCACGAAGACATCTCTACTGTATTTGATGAAATGACTGGTGATATAACACTTACAAAAATTCGTCCATACTCCGGTGCTCAAGTTACCTTTAATAACGGTAGAGATAAGATGATTCATCATTGTGGTGTTTTGTGTTATAACAGTGATCCAATTGTATTAGAATTTATGGAAGACTGGTGGAAAGAATATAAACATCAAAGAGAGGCAGAGCCTTGGCCATACCCAGATGATGCTTCTTTACGACCATGGGATCAATACACATTTTGGAGATTGTTACGCATGGATAAATACAAAGATGTGAGCGTTAACTTTTTTAAAGATGATGCACGGTGGAATTTTGTAAATAACTACCGTAAAAATGAAGCGAAAGGTGAGATTATAATATATCACCAT